ATAAGTTATATTCGCATTTAAGAATACATCTGATTGAGAACCACCTGTTGTTTTATTAGATCTGATCTCAAATCTTTCATAAGGATCGTCACTTACGAATGCAACAATATCACTTGCTGCAACCGAAGGTACATAATTCCTCCATGTTGGTTTTTGAGTCGTTGGATCAGTGTAGAAAGATCCGTTAAGTGAACCTAATAATGTGTCTGAAGCTGTCGCAACTGCTATAGTTCCAGTGTTTACTGCTTTCACAGCATCATTGAAATATATAATAGTTGGGCTTGTAGCCACACTATATTCACTTAAACCTTGGTTATCTCTATTCTGACCAACTTTACCAATTGGTCGTAGACCAAAGCCTACTGAGCTTCTATTAGCCATAGTTTTTTCCTTGTTTAAGTTTATTTAAATCGTTGGTATTACCAAAAAATTACTTTTTGTTCGTACCACCGAAAGTTACACGAGTCTGCCTATCACTATTGATCGGCATACTTTTGTGTTGATCCTTATACAAATCGTTTTCAATTGCTTCTTCACGAGCTTCTATTTGTTTTCTAAAGTAAGCTTCGCGAGATTTTGCGATTTCTTCCGGTATCCTTGCCAACACAAGGCCACCAACTCCGATCACACCTGCGTATTTGCCGTCTTTAACACTTGGATATTCTGAGTTTGGATATTCGTCAGCTCTCACTAACTCCCATCCTGATCTCAATTTCCCTGACATGTTTTTAGTGTCGTCAAACCCTAAAACTTCAGTTCTTATCCAACGATGTCTAAAGCCTGCTGGCGCTGGCGGTGCATCCAAAGATGATGGTGGAGTCCAAGTTGTAGGTCTCTTTTCAGCAGTCCTAGTTTGGCTCGCACGTGGGGTCTTAATGTTTTCTTTTGTCATATGCCTATACCTCCTTCGTGATATTTAATTGTTTCGCATATTCTTCCAATGGCACTCCTAATTTTTTGGCGATAGCAACTTGAGAAGGGGTGAGTCTCACAGTTTTGCGACCAGTTTTTGTACTTCGCTTCGCCGAAGCTACTGTTTGTACTGGTTTGGTCGATTCCGTAGTTGCATTATTAACAAATTTATGGGGAAACTCAAGTCTTATTCTTTTATCAATTTCCGCATAATATTCTTCACTTTGAGCATCATATCCTTCTTCATCTATAAGGGTTTTATGAATGTCAAACGCCGTATAAGTCATAGCTTTATCAGAGCCAAACCATCTGTTTTTAGATGCCCAAGCTTCCGCTTTAGGATCTGCAGTTGTTTGTCTTTCCGGTACTCTAACATCAGCTATTCTTTTTGGTTCTTCTTTTGCAAGATTTTCTGATGCAGATTTTAATTCTTGTAATCTTCCATCCTCATAACCTAATCTTGCGATTTCTTTTTGAACCTCTATTTCAGCACCTACATCATTAGCTTCTCTAGCTACTAGTAACTTAGATTTTGCAGCTTCTAATGCAGATACAATTTTAGCTTCTCTATCTTTAAGTGATACATTTTCTAATGTACTAAACTTTTTAGTTAAAGCTTCTTTTTCTGCTTTAACAGATTGAGCATACGTTAAAGCTTCTTCTCTTTGACGTTCTGCTTCTCTCATTTTTTTAGTTAGTTTAGCAATTCTTCTTTGCACACTTTCACTATAGTCTTCTAATTCGTCTTTCTTAACGTCGCTCTTGTCACCTGTCTCCTGCTTCATGTCGCTGGCATCAGGGGCTTTTGCTTTTGGTTCTTCTTTTACTTCTCTAACAGTTTCTTCTTTTACTTCAAACTCAGGTTCTGGTTTTGTTGTTTCTTCTAATTCAACATCAACCTCTGGTCCTGAAGTATCTATATCAACTGTCTTTGCGTTTTTATCTTCTGGCATAGTTTCCTCCTATGTTTATATATAGTGAAGTACATCTTCGGGATTTTTAATTGTCCCTAAAACTTCATCGTCATTTAATAGACGAACTTCACCGCCTTCGATTGGAAGTCGTGATCCCGCGTAACGCGCGAAAATAACCCAATCTTTTTCTTTGCACCATGGGCCTGTTGGATATTTTTCTTTATCCAAATAAGCTAATGGTCCAATCTTTAAAACATAACCGCAGTTTGTTGCGATTCGTGCTTTATCTAAAGATTCCTGTGATATAATTAATCCACCTGCAGTTTTATCTTTTGGTGTAAATGGTAATACTAATAATCTCCAACCACTTGGCGTTGGTAAACTATCAATTAAAGATTCAGTAACATTTTCTGCTCTTACTGTTTTATCTTCTACTTTTTTATTTTCTTCTTTATACTTTTCTTCAAGACCTAGGTTTATCTTTGGTACTTCCTTTTCCGAGGTCGATAACGTTTCCTTTATCATCTTTTTTTGCTCCTTCATTTAGCAGGTTAGAGATTTCCTGAATTATTGTTTGGTAGGCATTAGCCTGTCCTTGCATATACTTGTATTTTTCCATACTGTCAACTGCTCCAGATATCATTGAATCACCAATATTTTGGTAAGATTCTTTAATAAATTTTTGCAATCTAGTTATAAAAGTTACAGCATCCATAGTCTTTCTCCTTTGTTGGTTATATTAACAGTTCCACTTTCTAAGTGACTTATTAATTCTTGAATTCGGATCTCTTGCAGTTTTTGCAGATGTTAATCTTTTCTTCATCCCGCTCATACGCGCGCAGAATGATTTTCTTCTATTAGCAGCTTTAGATCCTTTTTTTAATTTACTTGGTTTAGTAGTTACTGCCATTGATAATTTAGAACCAGGATTAGCACGTCTATAAGATGCAATACCTTTTTTATTTAATCCACCTGATTCAGATTTACCTTCTTTGCGTTGCCATGCAGGTGTTGATCCACCTTTTGCAAGCATCGCTCTACCATGTCCTCTTAAAGATATATCACCCATTAGAATTCTTTTGTAACTTTTACTCTATCCGGCATAATAGCTCCACATCCTCTAGCCACTCCACCTTTTGCCATCTTTTTTCTTTTTTTAGGAAAGCCAGCTTTCATATTTGCATATGCTTTTGGTGATATAGTAGATTCAGATTTAGGTCTTGATATACCTAATCTTTTTCTTCTATTAATGTTTGCCCAAAGTCCTTGTTTAGCCATTATTTTTTCTTCGACTTTCCAGCTTCTGAAAGAGCAATTGCTATTGCTTGTTTTCTAGATTTTACAACTGGTCCTTTTTTACTTCCAGAATGTAATTTGCCTTTTTTAAATTTTCTCATAGCTGTTGTTACAGTTTCTTGACTTTTAGTCATTCCACCTTTTGCTTTTTTCATTTTACCAGATTTAGTCTCTTTGTAACCTTTTTCTTCCATAGCATATTCTCTAGCTTCTTCAGCTTTAGATTCCATGCCTTCATGTTTTTCAGACATATCAGCATAGCCACCTTCTGATTTCATTACTCTGGCAATACCATTGCCTCTCATTTGTCTTCCAAGTCCAGCCATTATCTTTTACCCTTCATCATTTTGCCTTTTTTACTTTTAGACATTCTAGCAGTAAGTACATCAGCAAAAGTTGTTTTTCCATCTTTGTTTAAATCAGGAAAACTTTTTTTAGCTTTACCACCTTTTTTAAGTTTTGCTCTTGGTCTTATTGAATAATCATTTCTCATTTTATATCCTATCCGTTTTCTTGTTCTTTGTTTGCCGGTCTATTTGCCATAGTGCGTGCCACCGATTCTGCACTTCTTCCAACTACATAACCACCAAGACCTATTTGTAATAGTGTCCATACATCTCCTGGGAGAGTTATGGTTATAGAAGCTTTAAAAAAGAATAATATAACAGGTCCTAATACATAATTCCATACTAAGATAAATATTAATACATACATTAAAAGTGGTCTCCAAGATGATGCAAACCATCCTGCTTTTGCTTCGGCTTCAACTATTTTAGCTGCTGCTTGTAATTCCGCAGTATTAGATTGTAATAATTGAGTTTGTAATTGTGCTTTTAATTTTTCTTGTAGATCTTTATCAGGAACTGATTTTTCAATTGTATTAAATAGGATTTTTGCAAGAGGTGCAACAGCTCCTAACATTTGAATCATGGTTTAGTACCAAGTTGCAGTTCTTTTTTTCTCTGGAAGAATGCTACCTTGTCCTTGAACTTCTTGAGTTTGAGATTCAGAGTTGCTAGACATCTCAACATCTACTCCGCCAACAAGATAACCTTGTGCATCAGTATATTTTGAGTGGTTAACATCAACTTTAGCTTTAGAATCTTTAGTAAAAGTTCTAGTTGCGTTAGCTAATTTTTCATTTTGTTTTTTCATAGCCATTTTATACCTTTTTTTTATTGTTTTTAAAACTTAATTTTCATTTTTTTTCAATTTTGCTGCCAAAATTGTCTTTTCTAGCGAAGTGTTAGCTCTTAATTTAGCTAAATCCTCGTTTTGTCTCAGTTTATCATCTTGTGTAGACTGATTCATCATAGTTTTCATCTTATCAAGGTTTAATCTATCCTTGCTTTCAACTTCTTTTCTATAATTTTCCTGTGCTCTAATGTCTAATTCTCTAGATCTTAACATTGCGATAGGATCATTTGATAATAATGAAGTAATTTTTTGTTCTTCTTTTAAAAATTCTTCCATTGCTTCAGCAATTAACTGTGCTTTTCTAGCCTCAATTTTTTCTCCAAGCATTTTAGCTTGAATTTGCATTTGTTGAATGATTTGTGGATTCTGTTGACCCATTTGTTGCATTTGTTGAATCTGTTGTCCCATCATTTGTAGTTGTTGCATCTCATTTCTAAATTCAACTTCAGTTTGTTCTTGTGACATTACAGAAATATGTTCAAAAATATTTTTTTCTAATGCAGCCATTACCGGTGGAGCATTTCTTGCAATGTTAGTTCCCATAAAACTTAAGTGAGCTGTAATGTGTGCTCTATGATCTTGTCCTGGGAATGCTTGGAACGGTTTCCCTGCAAGAGCATCAATATGTTCTAATGCAGGGTCCTTTGGTTGAGGCGGTTGAGGTTTCATTAAAATTTTATCAATATCTTTTACACCTAATGCTTCATACATATTTCTATAAACTTCATAGGTATCATGCATTTGTGGTGCAGACATTGCTAATTGTAATTCTGTTTGTGCTAAACTAATTCTTTGTGTTTGTGAAAATATATTTGGATCTGCAACTGGAATAATATCTACTCTATCATCAAAATCAGTTTGTTTAATTTGTCTTTGACCACCTACTACATTGTAAGGATATTCTGGAGGTAGATATAAAGCAAAAACTTTTGCTAATAATTTAAATTCCTGTTTCATTGATGCATAAATTCTTTTATGAATCGCTGACATTGTTCTACTTCCTCTTTCCAACAAGGCTACGGTCGTACCCACTGCTGCTTGTTGATTCCCATCCCCTACTTGAAGATCAGCTATCGAAGCGAAACGCTGACCAGCTTGAACTACGACCCCCATAAGAGCAAGTAATGTTTGTGAAGGTTCTTTATAAGGCAACGTCATAAATGAATCTCTTAAATTACCGCTTGGAGCATCAACATCTCTCCATTCTCCTGGTTGAATAGATTGAGCATCATCTCTAATTCTAATTCCTCTTTGTTTAAATCCTGCAGGTAAATTAGACAGGGTTCCTGCATCTAATAATTGTCTTAAAGCTGATGTTGCAGTTCTTGATAATCCACCAATCATTTGAATTAAACCAAAACCATAGAATCCAAATCCTGGTAAAAATTTAAAATGAACAAAATATTGTTTCTTTTCTTTTTTAATATCTTGTGCATCCCAGTTTCTTCTAATGGATAAAACTTCTCTTGATCCTTCTTCTAAAGTTACAATATATGGAAGTTTAATTCCTGTGGGCTCACCAGTCTGTGGATTTATATCTTCAAATCCTTCCAGATCTAAATTAATATGACACTCTAATAGATTATAAACATCTTCTTGGAAGTCACTTTTTGAAACACCTTCAAGTTGTCTTTCTTTATCTTTAATATCACTTGTGTCTGTTGATTCATCGGACGGAGTTAATTGCACATCTCTATAAAATCCTGCCACTTGTTGTTTTCTTAAATCATTTCCAGATATTTTAATTACATGAATAATTGCTTCAGCATCTTCTAATGATGTTGCTGAATAAGGAACTACTAAATCTTCTGCAGCTACAAATTTTGATACTGCTCTTCCAATAGTTTCATCATAATAAACTTTTTTAAATGTAGATCCTGATAATGGTAAATAAAATAACATTTGATCAAACTCTGGTTCATATTCTTTCATGACATCCATGATTTGATAATTCATAAATTCTTTAACTCTTTCAGCTTGTTGATCTGTTTCAGGAGTAGTTGCTCCAATCACTTGAGTTCTAACTGGTCCTTCAGCTGGAAGTAATTCTTTATAAGCTAATGCTTGAAACTGAGTTACAGCTTCAGCTAAAACTGGATGAGTTGCACCTGATGCACCTTGGAATGGCTCTGTTCTTTGTTCGTACTTAAATCCTAATAAATCTAAACCTTGTGTGTAAGCCTGTTCCCAGTCTCTTCTTGAATTTTTATAATCTTCGTAATTTTGATATAGCTCAGAGCCAAGTAAATTAAGTTCTCCTTCGTCAATAAATTCTGCAAGGTTAGAATCATGAACTAAAGATGCTTCATTCATCTTTGCTTTAGGGTCAAAATTTATATCAACACTTCCATCCTCATTTTCAGTAACTTCAGTCGGACTAGATGAAACTGTTTCTGTTTCAGATACGACTTGTTCTATCTCCTGTTCAGGAGTTAAAGAACTACCTATATTTGGGATTAGACCCTTGTCTATTTCTGCCATTTATTGTTTTCTCCGATTTTATTGTTCTAACAGTATTATAACTAATATTCAAGCCTTGCGGGTTTGGACCTGATTTAGGAGGCACTGTTAATGTTAATCTTTTAAGTTTATTCCTCATATTCCCACCAATCAGGAGTTTCAGGATCAGGGTATCTATTCATTATATCATCATAAGGGTTTTCTTCTACAAATTTTCTAGCTGCAGTTCTTTCACTAACTGTTTTTGGATATACTGTTTTTCCAGTTGCAATTTTTTCAATTCTTTCAAGATCACTTATTGCATCTTTAACAGACATATTTTCATATTCTAATTCCCAATCCCCAGGTTCATATGCAGGGCGTGGTCTAGTTTCCATTACACTAAATTCTCCAGGATAATTGATAGTTTTTCCTGTTTCTAAATCTATATCTGATTTAGGAGGTTTATAATGTAAATCAAATGGAGCATCAAATGCACCTCCATAAACATTTGCTTCAATTTGAATTGTACCGTCTGGATATTGAGTCATTGTAATTATATCGGGTTCTTTTTTACCAGCGACAGGTACTTCTATTTTTTTAACTGTTCTTATATCTTCTACTCTTGTTGCTTTGGGAGATATATCAATTCCTTCTTTTATAATTTTATTAACAAGAGGTGAAAACCATTCAGGCATGTCTGCAACTTTTGGTAAAACCTTTGCTACAACTTTTGTTCCTTGTGCAGCTTTTTTAGTTCCTTTTATAGCTTTTATTAATTCAGGTGCAGCTGCTACTCCAGTTAATAATCCTAAAAATCCTCTTCTTCCCATTTTAGGTCCACCACCATCTTTAAATCCCATTCTCATACTATCATCTGGAGATTGTATTTCTGGTATTTCAATTGGAATAATTTTACCTCTTGCTTTTTCTATTGCTACATCTGGAATAGATTCAAAAAGACCACCTTCTTCTAATATTCTATTAAAAAGATTTTGTCGTAATGTTGGACCTTGGACTTGTTTAAGTTCTGGACCAAATAATTTTTCCGCTGTTTTAACTTTAGAATTAGCTAGTTCATTTACTGCATTAAGAAGATTCATTTGATCTTCTTCAGTATATTCTTGTTTACCTAATGTATTTTGTATATTTTTTATTCTTTCATTTACAGAATTTAAATTTCCAAAATAAATTGAAGCTTGTTCTTCATCAACAGAACTTGCTAAATCTTTTTCTAATAATTTTTTCTCTTCTGTTAAGTCTCTTAACTCTGGAACTAATTTAAGATTATTTAAAGCTCTTTGAACAGATTCTTTATTTTTTGTTTTTTCTAATAGTTCTTTATCTATAGTTTTACCCCATCCAAACAAACCGGCTGTAGTAGATCTTTTAGCTCCTTCTATATCTCCAGTAGCTAAATAAGGAAGAGCAAATATAGCATCTAAAGCAACATCAGCTAATCCAAATACTTTTCCAACAGCTTTTATCGGTGCAGGTATTCTATTAATTGCATTTTTAACTAATCCTATTTCTTTAGAGTAAACTTGATTTATTGTCGCTGGATCTAATCCTGAATTAAATTGATTATTTAATAAATTAATAGCATTTTTTTCTTCTAAACTTAATAAGTTTTCTTTTGCAATAGCTTGTGGTGTTCTTAGTTTTCTTTCTTTTAATAAAATATCTTCAGCTAATTTAACTTCATCCTTTGCTAATTTGTCTATATCTTTTGTATAATTATATCCAATTTTATTTAATTGCTTAGAAACATTTTCAGGGGAATAATATTTAGCTGTGTTTTTTAATACACCTTTTTCTGCTTGTGCTTCTAAACTTCTTAATGATCCTGCACCTTGATTTGTTCTTGAAGTTAATATTCTTAAATTATTAAAAGGATCCTTTTCTACTCCTTTAATATGATCAATATCATAGATATCTGTTTTTTTATAACCAGCTCCTTTTTCATAAGCTTCTTGCATTAATTGATTAAATGGAATTTTTTCTTTTGTAATAGGATGAATAACTTCCTTGTTTAAAAGTTTTTCTTTTTCATCATATACTTTATAAAGTTCTTTAAAGTTTTTATCTTTTCTTCCTTGATATCTTAACTTATTCATATCATATTTTTTTCCTTTATAAATAAACTCCGCATCTTCAAATCCATATTCACTTATTGGTTTTGTAAATTTTATTTTATTACCTCCTAATGCCGAATGACGTCTTGCATATTCCATAATTTTTCTTTCAGGACTTAAATACCCAATAGCTAGTTTTTTTTCTGGAGACTGTTCATACCTATTTACTATGTCAGAAAATAATCTACCTGTTCCAATTACTTTTGCTCTTGATGCTGGAGATGCTAAATAAGTTAAAGCAGGTTTTAAATTTTTAAAATTTTCATTATCTTGTAATAATGTACTTATATAAGTTCCTTTTACTCCAGTTAAATCAGAAATTTTTTTAGGTAAATCTAAAAATTCTTCTACCGGTTTATTTAAATCTAATGAAAGATATTCAAATGCTTTTGTTACTTTATCTTTTGAAGTTTCTAATTTTACTGGTAAAGGAATAGATGCTTCTCTTCTATAAGGTGCATATCCTGCCTTAGCAGCTAAATCTTTAAATGACTCTACTTTAAATCCTTTGTTTGATTCTTCTATTAATTTAATTAATTTTTCTTTATCTCCAACCATACCTCCATCGGCATATCCTTGTACAGCTCCCGGCTGCATGATGCCTGCATCTTGAGGCTGTTCCCAGGCAAAAGGTTCATCATTTAAAGTTCTTTTTGTATCTAAATAAAAAGTTCTTGTTAGATTTTTATTTGTACGCATACGGTATCTTTCCGCTTCTTTATATGAACCGATACCCATTTAAAACCCCATTAAGTAATTTAGTCCACCTTCAGCATTTTGATTTCTACTTTTTAAAACTTGTAATTTTTTAATTTCCATAACTTGATCTGTTGGTTCCATTTGTTTTATTCTTCTAGCTTCTTCCATACTGATTCCATAAGTATTAATTAAATCTTCTGTTTGTTTCATTCCTTCGGGTAAATTTTCTCCTTTTGTAAAAAAATCTACAGTGTCATCACCATAAACTACAAGTCTTTTATTTTCAGGGAAATCTTGAGTAAATGTTTTCCAAACATTTTCATTATTAGCAAGTTCTGGATTTGCTCTTATTTCTTTTATAAAATTTGGAAATGTTGTTTGTACATATTCATCTGTTGGATTTGCTTCAATTGTACTTTGAATAATTCTTTCAAGAACTTGTTGTTTTGTAAATCTTCCTTCTCCTGCTTTTGGAGGTGTATCAGGTGTTTCTACTACTTCTGCTGCTTTTACTTCTTCTTGATATTTTTTTGGAATACTTAAACCTTTTGCTTTTCTAGTTTGTATAATACTTTTTGTTAATGTATCTCTATCAGAAAGACTAACATCTAAAGGTGGATTATATAAACCTCCTCCAATAAATTTGCCTTGGCTATCTACTATTGGAGTAGAATGTGGATAAGCAACTTTAACTCTATAAGCATGTGCAAGTTGT